TACTAGATGCACTAGCCGCAAGATACGAAGCACAAATAGCTGAAGCAGACGCAACAGTTAAAATATTTTTAGAAAATTCAGTAGGTATTGGAGAACATCCACAACATATTGATGAGGTAGATAAACAATTCGAAAAGATTGCAGCAGCTGAAGAAAAACTTAAAGTGCTAGAAGATTTTCGAGAACAAAAAGGAGAAGAGTAATGGACGACATGACAATAATATCTAAACTACAAAAAAGTTTAGCTGAAAGATTACAAAATATAGGTGATTCAATACTAGCAGGCGGGGTTGACAACATGGAGAAATACCGTTATGCAGTAGGACAAGCACACGCTATACAATTAACACTACAGGAAATCTCTAACCTGCTAAAACCGAAGGAGCAAAAAGATGAGCAAGGAAACGTTATCGACATCGGAAACGGAAAAGACAGAAGCACCCAAAATTAAACTAGCGCTTCAAGAAAAATACGAAGAAGAAAAAAAAGAAGAAGCTAGAAATATAGGAGAGGCCAAAGAGCCTTTACATCCAGACAACATAGGAACAGAAACGGTAGATCAACTACCTGAACCTGTTGGTTATAGAATTTTAGTTCTACCTTTTACACCAAAAGAAAAAACAAAAGGCGGAATATTATTTTCTCAAGAATCTTTAGACAAAGCAAGAATCGCAACTACTTGTGGTTATGTTTTAAAGATGGGAGATTTAGCATACAAGGACAAAGATAAATTTGGTGAACCTTGGTGCAAAAAAGGAGATTGGGTTATCTTCGCACGTTACGCGGGTTCAAGATTACCAATTGAAGGTGGAGAAGTGCGATTACTTAACGATGATGAAGTTCTAGGAACTGTAAAAGACCCAGAATCTATTCTTCATTTAATTTAACATAGGAAGGAACTATGCCAGAAGAAACAAAAAAAGCATCTGAAGAATTAGTAAACGTTGGCGAAACTGTCGGCGCTGATATTGATTTTGATGATAAAGGAGAACCGGTAAAACAAGAGGAAGTTGTAGAAGAAACTATTGAGGTAGAACAAGTACCTGCCGAAGATAAATCTTTTGAAAACGAAAGAGAAACTAAACTTAAAAAACCAGAAGATAAAGATGAGCTACAAGATTATAGTGATGGCGTTCAAAAACGTATTGCTAAATTAACTCGTAAAATGAGAGAAGCAGAAAGACAGAGAGAAGAAGCTGTTCAATTTGCTCAAGCTGCTAAATTAGATAAAGATAGAATGGAATCTAAACTTTCTAACTTAGACAAATCTTACGTAAAAGAGTTTGAATCAAGAGTTACTACAAATATGGATGCTGCAAGACAAGCATTAAAAGTATCTATTGAAGCAGGAGATGTTGATGGTCAAGTTGCAGCACAAGAACAAATTGCTAAACTTGCACAAGATGCATCAAGATTAGGAGCATTAAAAACACTTAATGAAGAAGCTCCTAAACAAGAAAAACCTGTATATCAAGCACCTACACCAAGAAGACAACAAACTGACCCTAAAGCAGAAGCTTGGGCTAGAGAAAATACTTGGTTTGGTAGTGATTCAGCAATGACTCATACTGCCTTTGATCTACATAAAAAGCTTGTAGAACAAGAAGGATATGATCCTCAATCTGACGAATATTATGAAGAAGTAGATTCAAGAATAAGACTTGAATTTCCCCATAAGTTTGATAAGATAGACAGTTCAACTACAGAAAGAACAAAACCTGTTCAGAATGTAGCATCAGCTAGACGTTCGAGCTCAACTGGACGCAAAAATAAAACTGTGAAACTCTCGCCATCACAGGTAGCAATTGCTAAAAGACTAGGCGTGCCATTAGAAGATTATGCAAAACAATTAAAAATCACGGAAGGAGCATAAAATGAAAAACGAAGATATAAAAACCTCACGTGCGAGTCAAACAAGAGCTAAAACAACAGCTACAAAAACTTGGACTCCACCCTCATCACTCGATGCACCCGAACCACCTGCAGGGTATAGACACAGATGGATAAGAGCTGAAACTATGGGATTCAACGATACGAAAAACGTAGCAGCATCTTTAAGAGAAGGATATGAATTAGTGAGAGCTGAAGATTATCCAGATCAAGATTTTCCAACTGAAACCACAGGTAAGTATGCGGGAATTATCGGAGTAGGAGGCTTATTGCTGGCTAAGATACCAGAAGAGATCGCAAAGCAAATTGAAGCTTATTATGATCAGCAGACTAAAGACAAAGATGATGCTATCAACAACGATCTTTTGAAGGACCAGCACCCAAGTATGCCAATCAATAGTGAAAGGCAAACTCGTGTAACTTTTGGTGGTACAAAGAAATAGTTATTTAGCAATTTCTAAGTCCAACAAAAATAAAATAAATCCGTACTGGAGGCCCCTCGGGGCAGGTACACAATAAAGGAAAAAACATATGCTACAATCGGATAGAAAAGGTTTTGGCTTTAGACAGACTATGACAGTTGGAAATACTCCAGCTACAGGTGGTCAGTCTGAATTTCAAATCCAAACTGCTCCTGGCAAATCTACTTTCAAAGGTGATCCTGTAAATATACAATCTGCAGGTAACCAAGGATTCCTACAAAACGCTGCGCAAGCAACGATGGATGATGGAGTCGTAGGTGGAAAAGCTTGGGCAAATAACACATCGAATACTGGTTTGATTGCTGGTGTTTTCAACGGAGCTTTTTATATTGACTCTACTGGAAAACCAACTTTTGCAAACTCAGTTGTTTCTGGTGTTACAACAAGTAAAGACTACAACACAGGTAGTGATAATATCACTGCTTTTGCAAATACTAACCCTGCACAAGAATATACTGTTAGATTAGATGCAGCTCTTGCCGGCTCTGCCGCAGCAGCTCAAGCATTACTTAATAGTGTAAACTTCTTCAACCCAATTGATGAAGTTGATGGCGACGCTATAGACGGACTGTCTAGAATTACTCTTTCAGTAGCGACTAACGGCGCAAGTGCAACAAATGGAATGTTTAGAATGGTAAGAAATGCTAACATCGAAGAACAAGACGATCTGCTAACTGCAGGCGCTCAAGTTGTCGTTGTTATTCAACCAGCCTCAGCATTGTACAACTAATAGCGAATAAGGAGAAATAAACTATGGCTATATCAAGAGCACAACTAGTTAAAGAACTAGAACCTGGTTTGAATGCTTTATTCGGACTAGAGTACAAATCGTATGCTAACGAGCATGCTGAAATTTTTGACACAGAATCATCTGACAGAGCTTTCGAAGAAGAAGTAATGTTATCTGGTTTTGCAAATGCGTCAGTTAAACCTGAAGGCCAAGGCGTTCAGTTCGACGATGCACAAGAAACTTTCACAGCACGTTACACTAACGAAACAATCGCATTAGCGTTTGCAATCACAGAAGAAGCTATCGAAGATAACTTGTATGACAGACTTGCGTCTAGATATACAAAAGCGTTAGCAAGATCTATGGCAAACACTAAGCAAGTTAAAGCAGCAGCTGTATTGAACAATGGTTTCAATGCAAACTTTGCTGGTGGTGACGGAGTAGCATTATTTGCTACGAATCACCCAACTATTGCTGGAACTTTCAGTAATGAGTTAGCAGTTGCTTCTGACTTAAACGAAACTTCATTAGAACAAGCTTTGATTGACATCGCAGCTATGACTGATGAAAGAGGCCTAAAAATTGCGTCTAGAGGAATGAAATTAATTATTCCTTCAGCACTTCAATTTACTGCTGACAGACTTATGAAGTCTGAAGGTAGAACAGGTACTGCAGATAATGACATTAATGCAGTTAGAAATATGGGAATGATTCCTGAAGGTTACACAGTTAACCACTTTTTAACTTCTAATAAAAAATGGTTCATTAAAACTGATGTTCCTAATGGTCTTAAACATTTCGTTAGATCACCTATCAAAACTTCTATGGAAGGCGACTTTGATACTGGTAACGTTAGATACAAAGCTAGAGAAAGATATGTATTTGGATTCTCTGATCCAAGAGGCATATTCGGATCTGACATTTAATAATTAATATTTTAGGGGCCGCCTTAAAACGGCCCCTTTATTACATATAAAGGTGTGTAAATGAAAAAGACTCTCATAAATATCTGGGCTTACGATCATCATGCAGTATTTACTATTGAACATGTTGAAGATACGGCTGAAAGTGTTGAAAAAGCAATACTTGACAAGCTAGGAGAAAAGAGTATAAAATGGGAGTATCTCGGAAACAACTATAATAACGAGATAAATCGAATAACTTATGAGGAGGTTATTGATGATACAAGACCTATACAAACAAAAAAGGTCCTTGGAGTTGAAGTGGCAACAGGAGCATCTAGATAATAATAGATATACTCTTGAGATGGTTAAGATTGATGACAAAGTAAAAAGAGTCATTACTGACATCAAGCTGGAAGAAGCAGCTATTGCACATAGACAAAATCAAATTGATGATGTCGCTCCACAAGTTTCTGTAGCTACTTAATCAAAAGCTACATTGCTGAAATGCATAAATACCTTAGGCTCTCTTGCACTCTACTCAAAAATAACATATAATAACTGCACTATACATAAATTAATATTCTGCATGGACGCAGTATAGTCGACGGCCTAGAGACTATGTAGAATTTAACTAGGAGAACTATCATGGCAAATACTACTTTTTCGGGACCAGTAAAAGCGGGAACGATTTCAAACACAACAGGAACAACTGTTGGAACTAACATTGCAAACGTAGGTTTTGTAACTATGGCTCAGTCTGTAAAAGCTGATATCATAGGTGCATCACACTTAAATCAAGTTTGTGCAGTAATTCCAGCAAACTCACAAATCGTAGATGTTATTGTAAATGTAGCAATAGCGAATAATGACACTGGAGCAGCAACTATTTCAGTAGGAACAATTGCAGATGCAGATGCATTTATAGCTACACTTAATGTTAAAGCTTTAGCAACTACACACGGTACTTTAGATTCAGAAGCAACTAACGTTGGTACAACGGACCTACAAGTTCTTGCTGACTTTACAGGTGCTAATGGTGATGGTACTACAGGTGAATGCACAGTTACTGTAATGTACATCCAAAATAATTCTGTTCAAGACGCAGCAGACTTATAATAACTAATTTAGTGTGGGCTTCGGCCCACACACAATTTAACAGGAGAAAAATATGTCAGGCGGCGGATCATTTTCAAGCGACCAAACAACCTTAAACTTAGCTACAATTGGAGCTGATACTTTAGCAAGAGCAGGTAGAGCTAGAATTACTTCTATTCAAGCAAAAGGAATAGCAAGTTCTACATTACTTATATACAATGCAGCAACTGCAGGAGCAGCTGGAGCAGGTAATTTAGTAGCTACTTATAATTTCGGAACAGAAGGACTAGAAGTTTATGTTCCAGGTTCAGGAATTTTATTCAAAGAAGGTATTGTTTATAATTTAGCTGGAGCAGGCGGAAGTGCTACTGTAACTATTACAGGAGCGTAGGCTTATGGCCAACACTACTTCAGGAACAACAACTTTCGACAAAACTTTTGCTATTGATGAGATAATAGAAGAAGCTTACGAACGAATAGGAATGCAAGGCGTATCTGGTAATCAGTTACGTATGGCAAGACGTTCTTTAAACATCATGTTTCAAGAATGGGGTAATAGAGGTCTTCATTATTGGGAAGTAGCAAATAATTCATTTACTTTAGTTGATGGTCAAGCAGTTTATACAATGTTTAGATCAACAGCTGATGGAACTTCAGATGCTACTGCTGTATACGGTGTTGATGATGTATTAGAAGCTGTATATAGAAATGCTTCAAATGTTGATTCACCCTTAACAAAAGTTAACAGATCTACATATCAAGGTCTTTCAAATAAAACTTCTGAAGGGACTCCAACACAATATTTTGTTCAAAGATTTATTGATAAAGTTACAGTCACTTTATATTTAACTCCAGGAAGTTCTCAAGCTGGACACAAAGTTAATTACTACTATGTAAAAAGAATTCAAGATGTAGGAAACTACACAAATGCTACTGATGTACCTTATAGATTTGTACCTTGTATGGCATCAGGATTAGCTTATTATTTATCACAAAAATTCAAACCTGAATTAACTCAAAACATGAAGTTAATGTATGAAGATGAATTACAAAGAGCATTAGCTGAAGATGGTTCTTCTTCTAGTTCATTTATAACACCTAAAACTTATTATCCAGGTACATAATGACAAATTTTTCAAAAGGTAAATATGCCCAGTTCATATCAGATAGATCAGGGATGGCTTTTCCTTACAAAGAAATGGTTGTTGAATGGAATGGAGCAAGAGTTCATATTTCAGAATACGAACCTAAACAACCTCAACTACAACCAAAACCTGTAGGAGCTGATCCTCAAGGTTTACCACAAGCTAGACCTGCAAGAACAGAATTACCTACAGCAGATTTTTTACCTACTAATCCTTTCACAGCAGAAAATGCTGGAGGTGGAATTGGAGCTGTATATAGTGTTTC